TAGGACATATTCATAAAATCAATTATGCGGCGAATTGGGGACGTGACCTGAGTATATAACTGACCACCCATCATATCATGTCCACACTCTGTGTCTAGGGTATATTTACTACCAGTAGAATCCCATGTTCTAATTATGCTATTAATTTCTTTCGGGATTTTGTATGTACCACTTGGAGGACTATTCATTTTTAGGGTTCGAAATACGCCTTTATTAGACTCAGCTAGAACTGTTGCGCTATTTTTATTCATACATATCATTAACCACTGAACCACCTCATGACTATCTACAATGTCATCCACGTGTGGATACTTTAAATTTAGGGATGATACCAGGGATTTAATTATAATATACATGGAATTATTTAATAGGAGATGCTCCTCATATGCATAGTTTTTCTCAAGAGATACTATGCACGGTGTATATGTGGTATCTATAATTACATTATCCTTTATAACTAGATCTAATGCCATAGCTATGCGACGTTTCCCCGCCAATAGACTACCTAGATCGGTAGATAATTTGGGTGGTAACATGGGTCTGTTTCTATCTGGTAGATAGATAGTACTCATTCTTAGGCCAATGTGCTCCCATAATTCTAAATAGTCTATTATTAGGGGAACGTTCGCTATATAAATGCTTAATATAGTGGTACTTCCATTATGAAGTACACCCACTGCGTCATCGATGTCTTTGCATCCTGATGGGTCTATAGAAATTACTGATAAAGATGTTCTATCACAAAGATTATATTTTTGTCTTATATTGTCAATAATCTCGTCATCCGTCTGTTTAATGCGCTGTATAGTAGTCGTTATTTCGGTGGTAAATGGTTTGATTGATTGAGTTACATTTTTGCACCGTAATAAATATTCGGCATAACTATTAATATCAGATACTTCACCTATGGTCTCCAGTAGTAGTCCTCCAGGGTGTTTTTCTATCCACCTTTCAAATTTAAATGATATTAATTTATCTTCCCTTTTTTTAGAAAAGCCTATTTTAGTATCATAGGGAATTAAAAAAGAAGGCAATCCTTTGTTATTTGGGATACATTTATATAGTAATTTATTTTTGTATCTCCCATATGATTTGCCTGATAATACTAAAATACCTTGCAATACTTCTTTACGTAGTCGAGAAGGTTTACTCAATATATCATTTTCTATAATATCTCCGGATATTAATTTAGAAATAACCGGGTCTATGGTAGGACTGTCATCAGTCCCCTTCCATTCAATATTTATATAGTTTCTATCTAGGGAAATAAATTCCATTAGTATTATTAATGGAATTTACTTTAATTTATTATTCTTTATAATTAGACTCCTTCCTCCTTTGATAAAATCTTCTCCTTTGATAAAATCTTCTCCTTTGGAGAAGCAGTTTCTACCTCTATTGGCTGAACAATTGGTGCAATATGTCGTTTTATATTTTGCCCCTGCAACACTCGCATTACAAGACTTGGTAATATAGCAATGTTATTCATATATGTTCTATACCTAAAAGATGCCAAGGTAGTATCTGCTCCATATTCTATGCTATACCACCAATATGCTGGTATATAGAACATGTGTCCCTTTGGAACGGTAATATCCAAACATTTGATTTTATCAAAATACGCCTTGTATTTTGACTGAACATCCCAGGGATTAACTGGTGACCTAAACTCAAAATTTTCATAATCTATTTCTCGATATAGATGCTTTGTATGCATGGGCGATGATAATTTTATTTTTATGGACCCTTCTGTAACTAGAATAAAGTGTCTATAATTGACCTCATATCGTAAAGGTGTTCTTGTGGCGGTAGACGCCATGGATACGTCATACATGCAATTAGATACCATAGATGGTTTAATTAAGGTATCATTATACCTAAATGATTTTACTAATCCAGTTTCGTCTAAGAAGTCAGAGTTTTTTTCCAATAATAATCGGCTAGTAGTATCCTTCTCAATATTATCATAAGCAGAAGTAAGGGTCATTGGTATATATAATTCAACGTCCGTTGATGGATCTATTTCTAAATCTCGTAATTTTATATCATACCCTCCATATGTACCTAATAAGGATGACCGATTAATGGTGTCTAGTATGTGTTCGTTAGGATACTCAAATATTACGGGCTGTCGTAGGTCACATATTTCTTCTAATTTTTCTTTAGATGGTTGTTCAATAGTATATATCTCCAAATCATCACTCACCTTAAGATGATAATATACATGCATATATATAAAAAGTACACATCCAAATATTAGTATATTATTAATATTCATATATCTACTTATTAGTTCTTTTTTTTTTATAATTATATAACGCTTAGTCTTCTATATTAGGAGCCAATACTAATTTTAAGGTACTTTCCTTTTCAAGGTCATATGTCATTATTAGTGGTCTATCTTTAGTTAATTCTAGCTTAACCTCCTTGGCTATTTTATTAAAGGCTATCATTAGTTTAATGTGTTTAAGACTAAAGGATTGACTTAATTCGAGGCCTTCCATTACTGCATAATCCAACAACTGACTATCCTCTAGACTTAACTTTGCCATCATACTACCTTTATCTCCCGATGCTTTCATTAATACCTTCTTTTCAGATAACTCAAAGGTAACTATTTTATCAAAAATCTCTATCTGAGATACTAATTCTGTCAATTTTTTAGACGTCATGCACAATTCTACGTGAGACTCCGTGTCGGATAACTTTATAATTTCATTATTTACATCTATCATCGGTAGCTCAAAAAACTTATCACATGTAGTGGTCCCATTAATAAAGGAAATATTTAGAGTATCTGTATCATAATTTATGTTTAAATCCATAATTTGGTCCGACTTATAAGTCGACAATATCTTTTCTAAAAATCTAGTCGATACACATATACTAGTCTTTTCCTTATCACTGCTATAAGTGGTGAACCATTGACTTGTAATATTCACGTCGAATAAGCATATTTGACTTGGGTCCATGCCTTGCATATATAACCCCTCGGGTGATATATATATACATACGTGATTGATTAACCCAGCCAAATTAGCAAATAAGGAGTAAAATTTAGCCGCTATACTAGACTCTTCGATAGTTAGGTGCATTATATACTGATATACACGTTATTTGTATATCAATTTACTATACTATATATAACTTACGCCCAAGTACCAGAGTATCCGTCTACCATTGTTTTATCCCCCGTGGGCTGGGGCGCGGGTTTGTTATCTACAAAAGAGACATTCGTGCTAGGAGGCACAGATTTAGGCACAGATTTAGGCACAGATTTAGGCACAGATTTAGGCACAGGTGCAGGAACAATCATGCTATCCTTTATTGCTTGAATCGTGGTATTTAATAAAGCCATCTCGGTGGTTAAATGGGTTATATCAACGGGTACATAGGATTGGGTTATTTGCTTAAGTGCATCAACTTCTTTATGTAGAGAAGACAAGGCTGTCGGATATGTTTGGGTCACGACTTTTAGTTCCTCTACCTCCTTGCGAAGTGCAACATTATCCATTTTCATGGCATCCACAACACTAATTCGTGCGACAGATGACATTGATGTCTTGAGCATATTTAGGTCCCTTTGCAAAGGTGTGAGGTCTGGAAAAGCGGACCTTACTGGTTCGGCGGGATTGACCATAACCATAGACTCTGAGGGCTTCTCTAGTGCTCTAAGACGTTGTTCATGTTGTATCATGATTTGCATAGGATTTACACGAGACGGTCCTTGTCCTTGTCCTTGTCCTGAAGGCTGAGTAGGAGGGTGAGCAGCAGGAGCAGCGCCTCGTCGACGTCTAGCAGCAGAATTACCTGATGAACTCATTATATAATTAACGAATATACTAGAATTAAATAGTATATACGCATCAAATAATTCGTCTAAAGAGCACATAAATTAACGCCATTGCTACCATGATTTAATTTCTTTTTATAAGACATATGGATAGCGCGATCAATGTTACTAAAACACTTACAAGCGATGGTGCGGGATTTATTCAAACAGTATTTAAATTCGATTATGATACTAAGGCTGAATTATTAAACATGCTACAATATATTATCCTGTCTATAATCCCTGCAGTAATTATTTTAAAATCTATTCGATTTCTAATTCCAGATGAGGACGATTCTAAAGGAACCTTTGAAATTTTAGCGGAAATTGTCGCACAAATCGTACTGATAATTGGTAGTTTATATTTTGCAAATAAAACCATCAAGTATTTTCCTACCTATAGCGGAATTAATTATGTAATAGGAGGAGACCAATTGTTTCTACTTCTCCCTTTTATGTTATTGCTATTAACTATACAAACTAAACTAGGTGCAAAGGTAAATATATTATTTGATAGAATGATGGACCTATGGAATGGGACAAATAGCGACGCAGTAACTGTTAATAAACAAGTCCGGTTTTCTCAACCCTTAACCGGACCACCTGAACCTTTAAATACTCAGCAATTATTGCCATCAAACGCTTCAAATACTCAGTTGCCTCCAAATTTCGACCAAATGTATCAGAATCAGCCCACGCCCATGCCGGGTGCAGCAACTCCAGGACAGGGCATGCAAGACTCCGAGCCCTTAGCCGCGAACAGTGGTAGCGTGAACTTTAGTAGTTGGTGAAGATAATTTGATTTATACATTATAACTTAATTTGAAGTACTTAGGTTAAATTCATTTTTAATATATCTATTTATCTTCCCGTTGTAATTTGGCATTGGAGTATGACTACTATTTATACCCTTTTATGTGATATGCAATCTTAATAACAATTATTTATTTGAATTAGCATCAATTATTGTATTTTTAGCAATACTCTTAATTATCCTATTCTCATTATGTTCCAGTACATCACCCATAAGAGATTGTACCAGAAGTACATAATCTTCCTTACCCTTCTCGGTTTGAGACCAAGTTGGATTATGTATTTCCCATTCAGCAATAGATACTCTATGTTTTTTAGCAACCTCGTTAATAGCTATTTTTAGTTTTTCCTTTCCAGTATCTTTGTCCCATTCATTATTATCTTTTATATATAATGTTTCGCGCTTCATATCCGTACAATGTATAGGTCTCTTATAGGTGTCTAGTTGTTTCAATCCATTTATAAAGGCGGTGCTTATGCCTTCCATAAGCCCGTTATCCTTGATAAAATCAAAGTCAACTAATTGTATTTTAATAGATTCTAAGAATTCGGACATATTTATAGCATCTTTACATTGCTCATTTAAAAATACATTAATATTAAATCTATTATTGTTGTTATTTCCTATGCACGGTATCATGTCATTAATTATCTTTGTTTGATCTCGTAGTTGAGTTGCCTGTTCGCGCATATGATTCATCATTTCTTTCACCAGCACTTTTAAATCTTGATCGGATTCCTCAACCATGGGTAATTCGACCATGGGTAATTCGACCATGGGTAATTTATTCTCCGGAATTATACATTTTTTCTTGTGTCTCCATAATCCAGAACGCTGTTTATATTCCTTATTACAATGCTCACAAATATATTTCTCCACAAGAGCATATTTTTGCGTTGCCAAACAGTGCTTCCTAGTAGACAGGTGTTGCGTCCACAAAAATTGTCTGCTACATGCATAGAGACATTTTTCACAATGATATTTCGAGTGCATATTTTCAGCATATTTTTGTTGCTGATTCTCCATTATATTAGCAACTGAATATATGCTCTTAAGTTCTTTTAAAATATTGTTATGCTAACAAACTAAATAGTTATTTATTGACTTTTAGACCAATATGCTCTAAAACGTTTTTTTCGTTTTTTGAAATCCCAATTCGGTCCAGTATTATAAAAATGGACATGTCCAAAAATGAAAATCCCAAATTAGATTTGATAAAAAATACATTAAATAAATTATAAGATAAAATAAATTATAAGATAAAATAAATTATAATAGAAGGTTAAATATAAATTATGGAGTGAACTATATGGCTGAGCTAGATATTAATAAATTATTAAAAACCTTAGATAATGATGACAATGCTTATATATTAAAATTAAATTATACATTGATAGAAAAGCAAAAAAAACAAATACTATCGCAATTACATTTGGATACAGAATCATATACTAATATTAATAATAAATTAAAAGATTATAGGTTTATCGATGAGCTACCTGATATGATATATGGTAGTTATATTAGATGGATTTCCATTAAACATGTGGAACCCATAAAATTAGTTATAGGCGGAATAGTATGTGAAATGAAAGTAGAAGACGCAGGAATTATCATAGTATGTAAAAATAGATTTAATAGGTTCTTTCAATTTAACATGAACGACGTTCTTGTATTTAAAAAATTATCGGAACAAGAAAAAGTAGTATTAACTGCGATAGCTACCTTAACTACTATATGAACGATTTTATTCATATAAATACTTGTATGGGAAAGTTCAAATACGGCATGTTATATTACCTAAGCCGAGAGGCGGAGTATCTAAATGATATGATTACATTGCTCTTTCTCAACGACCAATGTAATCATTTAGTGTGTTTTTTTAAATTTAGTTAATACTCTACGCGTGTTTCTATTAGCAAAAAGTGTGGGACGTTTTTTACAGGTAAACCGGCTAATCTTGATATTTTTTTTCTTAAATATACTATTTATACATATGGGTATAGCTGTTTTTTCATGAGGGACCGCCTTTTTAATGCATCTGCATAACTTATTAGCAAGTACTTCATGAGCCAGGCGTTTAATATCTCGGATAGGTAGGTTAGCGTAAGAGATATTATAATATACTAGAATTGTTTTATAATCAGCCTGAGTTAAAGAAGACATATGTATATATATATACATATACCTACTTATTAATTTGATAGGTATATAGGTATATATATACCTATATACATACATGCAGGCTAATAAAATAGTGGTGTTTGATCTAGACGAAACCTTGGGGTGTTTTGTAGAAATGGGAATGTTTTGGGATGCAATAAACCATGTTCTTGGGCCACAAGAACCCTTGCATTTTAATAAAATCCTTGATATCTTTCCAGAATTTTTTAGACCAAATATAATAAATATATTAAAGTATCTATCTAATAAAAAGAAAGACGGTAGTTGCCAACATATAATGATTTATACAAATAATCAAGGTCCTCGTTCATGGGCAAATATGATAGCCACCTATTTTGATTACCGAATAGGCGAACCCATATTCGATAATATTATTGCGGCGTTCAAGGTAAGGGGTCAGCAGGTAGAATTAAATAGAACAAGTAATGATAAGAGTATAGGCGATCTTATTAGATGTACAAAGATACCTAAAACCACCCAAATATGTTTTGTAGATGATCAATATCATCCATTGATGGAAGATAGCAATGTATATTATATAAATATCAAGCCATATTACTATTCCATGTCATATCAGACCATGGCAGAACGCTATTATAATAGTTTCCCACAGACACTTAGAAGACATGTATTTATATATAGGATACACGACTATATGAATAAATATACTTATGACGTAATTGCGAAAAGCAAGGTAGAAAGTGATATAGATAAAATTGTAAGTAAACAGATAATTAATCATTTAGATGACTTTTTTAGACACTCACGGTCTCCTACCGTTAAACCCAAACATAAATAAGTCACATCTATGTTATATCGGATAAGTGCTGTTTTATCACATCGCCGAAGGATATAACTGTAGCGGAAGATAATAATAAAAATAATCCTCCCGAAAACGCAACTTCAATGTCAAAATCGGTCATACGTCTAGTAACCACAAATGGATTAAATCGTATTAAAAGAAATAGACCAACGTATATTTGAGTAAATATATTAATATTAACCAAATAAAATGGGTCTATACTTATAGCCCCTGTGAACGCTATAGCGTATAATGCCCAGGTTATATATACGGCCATCTGGAATGTTTTTTGATGCCATTCCTTGTTAACAAATGATATCAGTGTTGTCTGTATGCCCATATAAGTATACGTTTATTATTACTATTCATAGTAATAATGAGTTTAAATGCATGAGTTTAATCTCATTATACATAATGAGCAGAGAGTGCTATAAAAATAGGCGCCATACATATCCTATTTATGATTCCATGCCTCGGGTTCAGACTATGAAAAGCCATGTCAGGAAAGAGCAAAAAAATAAAATATTATTATCAATATCATATCCAACTATTATATATGATTCATTGATAAAACAAAATCCCTATGGGGAAACAAATGATTATAACGTATATTATTTACATATGGGATCTGGTGATATATATTATTTAACTGAATGCGACGAGTGGCATAAAATAGATAAACTTAACGCACAAGAGCTAATGCATATATTTAGTATTTAATATAAAGAACACGCAAACGAAGATAATCAAGTAAAAAATAAATATATGTCCGGTAAAATAGTGTGTGTGCGTTATTTTATTTTTTTGGTTATTTCAGAGTGTGTATCTAAGTGTGTATCAGAGTGTGTTAGTTACAAACATACCTTTTTATGGAGCGTTGAGGTTGGCGTCGTGGAGGTTGGAGCAGATCATTCGGGACAGGATTCGGCAGATGCAGATGCATCCGTTGTTTGGGTGGCAGTGGACAACTTTAGACGGGCACTGCCCGCGAGGAGCGTAGAATTTTGGACGGTCAATCTGGTGACGCTTGCAGCACTTGCAGCGAGCGAGCTGCAGGACTATCATGGCAGCGAACGCGTCGTCTTCCAGACATTGATCCTGTACCTTTTTCCACAGCGCATGAGGCAAATGCGTTGCCTCGCGGAAATGCTGCCAGTTGACCTCGAGCTCTTCCTCCTCCTCGGCGGGAAACAACATGCCAACGGGCTTGTCCTCGGTAGGAAACAACATGCCAACGGGCGTGTCCTCGAGCTCCTCCTCGTCAGGAAACAACATGCCAACGGGCTTGTCCTCGTCAGGACACAACATGTCATCAGGGTGCCCTTGGACGTCCTCAAGGCAAGTGGGCTGGAAGAAGTTGTCTGCGCGAGACTGCTTGTGCTCGGCAACGTTGCGGTTACGCTTCCAGTAGCGGGCGTCGGCCAACTTAGTCGCGTGCGAGTCGTCGTCGTCAATCCCCCGCTTCTTCAACTGTACCTTCTTGTTCTTGAGCGAGTTGCCCTTGAACTTGTTGATGCGGGAGCGGCGAGAGTCGTAAGAGAGTTCCATATTGTGACGGATGTAATGTTCGGGGGGGTGGTCTTCCTCTAACTGGAGTATAAGTATTTCAATTTTTTCAGAAGTAAGTGTATAAGGGGCTTCACATCAAAAAAAGTAAATAGTAAATAATGAGTGTAATAAATCTTAAGAATAGATGTCATTGCATATAGTGCGGGAGAGATGCCTGCAACAACAAGAACAATTTTTGTGTGCATAGCGAAAGGTCTTAGTAGAACAGGTGAATGGACCAAAAGTAGTAGGACGATCACGCATATGTCTCTCACAACAGTGACATTCATTTAAAATAGCAATACACTCTTTAGCCTCATGATAATCTTCGTAACAAGCAGTACGTACTTGAGATTGAAAGTCGTAAGAGATATTTGGATCAATGATTTTTTTCTTTGGAAGAATTGGAGAAGGTTCAAGATAAGAGGTTCCAACAAAGTTGTCCTCCCGAGACTGTTTCTGGGCGGCAACTTTGCGAGAACGTTTCCAGAACCTTGCATACTCTAATTGATACTCCTTGCCCAACACATCATCAAGTAACATGCTAGAACGGTTTTTCTTAAAGTATGTGAGTCCTCTGCCTTGTTCGAATACGATGTCAGTGTCCTTTTTGTTATTTTTTTTTTGGCGAATGAGTGAGCGGCGAGATTCGTAATTGATTTCCATATTAGCTGTATAGTTAGTAGGGATAGTTTAAATATGTTAACTTTCAATTTTTATAGGATACCTTTTTTTAATTTACTAAATACCCTGCATCACCATAAGCATTAGTAATAATCTCATTGGATACGATCCAAAGTGATATATCTCCTGTAAATTGACTATCACTAAACATAAAATTCATATCTGTTACATTGGATACATTCCATTTAGAAATATCTCCATTGAAATGACTTTTACCAAACATAACACCCATATGTGCTACATTGGATACATTCCAATTTGAAATATCTCCATTATATATACTATACTGAAACATGCCATGCATGTTTGTTACATTGGATACGACCCAATTTGATATGTCTTCATTGAAACGACTATAACCAAACATATTACTCATATTTGTTACATTGGATACATTCCAATTGGATATGTCTTCATTGAAACGACTATCATGAAACATAAAACGCATATCTGTTACATTGGATACATTCCATAGTGAGATATCTCCATTAAATTTACTGCCACTAAACATATATCCCATATCTGTTACATTGGATACATCCCATAGTGAAATATCTCCATTAAATTGGCTATATTTAAACATACAACACATATCTGTTACATTGGATACATTCCATTGTGATATATTTCCATTAAAATGACTCTCAAGAAACATCTTATTCATATCTGTTACATTGGATACATCCCAATATGCAGAATATCCATACGTTTTATAACATTTCTCTTCATCTTTACAATATAGTTTTATGGCTACTGGTAACGTTTCCTTAGTAAATGGTTTAAGACGACCACTGTTATATCTGTACTGATTACCAAATTCATGAATGACTGAATAGTCCATACATTCAATGATTTTATCTACAAGAGGATCAATATTTTCAACCATAAGGAATTCAGATAAGTCAATCAGATTCATATAATTATCTTTCGTGACATTCAGTGCTATAAAGTCATCAAGATGAGATATATTTGGATGATCATCAGTAAAACATTTAATTAATGGCATATCATCCTCTTGCATGTCTTGCATGTCTTGAAGTTCGTCGTAATGTTTAGAGGTGAACCACATTGTATG